GTCATTTCCATAGTCTTGAGTTTTTTCAACTCTAGAATTATTGATATAAAAATATATTCCTTTAAATTTTCTCATAGGATCCCTCCTCGAAATAATAGCTAAAACTAAAGTAGTAAATAATTCTTTATCATCAGCATGCAGCAGCTTCCTCCAGTCTTATTACACTGTCATCTATTTCTCTTAGCCACATAGTTTTAAAATCTTCAAATATATTAACTACATCAGTTATCATAGATTTTAGAACTACTCCTATCATATTTCTTTTATGTGAATTAATAGTTCCAAACATCATAATTACAAGAAACATAGTTCTAAGAAGTTCCAAATTATCACTAGTTTCTTTATGCTCACAAGCAGCAAATACTTCATCTAAGATTTTAATGACATCATTTTCAACATGATAATTAATCTGATTCTTAAATTTATCAATGATTTTATCAGAAGCTTTTATAGTTCTTGTCAAAATAGATTTATAATATCTATTTAGAACCATACCCTCTTTATCCCAAAGCTCCCGATTAATTTTCAAGTATTTATTAATTAAGTACATCAATGTAATTCCTTGCATATCTCCGTCTTTGTGAGTAATTCTTATTTTTTGCATAGCTCCTCCAATAAATATCCTAGATATTCGTAAGCTTTTTGATAATCTTCAATTCCATTTTTCTTTCTAGCTCTCATTACATATTTTAAAATGTTTCCAACACAAACAGCTTCAGAACCTTTCATGTCTTTTACAACTTCAAAAATAACATCTTTTACTTCAATCCCTAAATCACCAAGCATATAATGCTTTGGTGATTTAACATTATCTGTTTCAGTAGTTTCAACATTTTCTTGAGTTTCACTTTCGATAATTTTTAATATTCTATTTTTAAGTCTTTCACTAGGTTCAACTTTTCCAGATTCTAAATGTGATAAATAAGGTTGTGTCACATCAATTTTTTCAGCAAATTCCTTTTGATCTATGTTATTATTTACTCTGTATTCTTTTACTCTTTTTCCTAAACTCATTTTTTATCCTCCTATTTTCCATACTTTTAACATCTTCCCGACGTCAGCAATATGTTCAACTATTGATTTTATTATATGTCTATCCATTTTGCTGGTATCAACAAAATCGTTCAACCTTAGATTTTTACGACTGTTTCAATTTTGGAAATAGTCGTAAATTCTATATTTTGCTTTTTTTATAAAACTCTTATTTCTACTCCTGCTCTAGCTTTATCCACTTCAAAGCCTCCAAAGAATGGTATTACATTTGTACTATCATCATCTTCTATGTATCCATACTCTTGCATTAAGTCAAAAATTATCTGTGCTGCATTAATATAGTCAAATCTTCTTTTACTGTCCCTAATAAAGTAAAGTTCGATTTTATAAGGCTTTCCCTTACCTTTCACCATTTTTAAAAACTCTGTTTTATTTTTAATCCAATCTATTTTAGAATTTTTTATATATTTTTGTACTGTTTTAGAGTTTAAAAGCATGGTTTTTCCATTCTTTAAAGTCACAAACTGCTTACTATTCTTAGAGCTGGGTGTATTCCCTTTTATAAAAATCATTAAATTTTACTCCTTTTATTTATTTCTGTTTTCAATTTTGAAAGCCTGACATAGCCCTAAAAATCATTTTAACTATACGAGTGGTATAATTGTATACCTCACACATTTAAAACTTAAAATTCCCTATTATTTTAATTATTCCCAAAAACTTTTTTTATTTGGTTTTCTTTTTGTATCCCATGTAAAATCAAAGGTTTTAGTCATTTGATTAATTCTATCTAAAATTTTATCTGTGTTTTTATATTTTAGAAAATCAATCATTTCTGGTGCTGTAAGATTTGTAGTTATTAAAATAGGTTTTCTTGCTCCATATCTCGTATCTATCAAAGAATAAAGCTTTTCTTTTCCCCAATCTTCAGATATCTTTTCACTACCTAAATCATCTATAAATAGCATATCAGCTTCTTTTATAGCTTCTAATAACTTACCTTCAAGACCCGTTTTCTTTTCAAAATCTTCTCTTAGAACTCTTAAATAATCAGCAAGTTTAAAACTTAAAACCATATAACCCTTGTCAATTAAGAAATTACATATACAGTTAGCTAAGAAAGTCTTCCCAGTACCACAATTTCCTTTAAATAACAATCCATCGTTTAATTTTAAAACTTCATCAAAACCTTTTACATAACTCTTAATTTTTCTGTATAATTCAGCTTCTGCTCCACTTTTTTCAATTTTTGCATTCATAAAAATATCACTTTTAAAATTTCTATCAGTTATAGATAAACTTCTGAATTTATTAAGTCTTGCTTCAACTCTATATTTTTTCATACATTTACAATCTCTCATAAATTCATATCTATTAGTCTTATATCTAATAACTTCTTTACAAATTTCACATCTTTCAAGTATTTTTGAATGCTCATTTGTTATTATTTCTTCGTCTGAAATTTCCAATTTTTTCATATTAGAAACAGAAGCCATTTCACTTATAGCCTTTATCATTTTTTATTTCTGCTCCTTTTCAATGCCTCATCAATGCTCATACTATAATCTTTCTTTCCCTGACTTTCAGGATTTTTACTGTTAGCTTGAATGTCAAGACCTAACAAATTATTTTTATCAGCTTGAATATCAAGACCTGATTTTTTTGAACTAGCTTGAATGTCAAGACCTAGTTTCCAGTTTTCTTTTAGAGCTTTTATGATGAATCCATTGCCTAATTCTTTTTTATCAGCATAATCAATAACTTCTTTAATCCGTTGAATGTCAATGCAGATTTTAGTTATTTGATTAGCTTTTATATTTCTGCCTTTTAATAATAAATGAATTTCATTTTTTAAAGCAGGATCTATAACGTTGTTATTCTTATTATTATTTATATTATTCTTACTATTGTTATTCTTATTCGGAGTAATTTCACCCTTAATTTCTTCTTTATTTTCAGTATCTTTTTGGGTGTTTTTTTCAAAAATGAAAGTATGGTTTTCCGTACTCATAGAAGTATGGTTTTCCGTACTTTCATTTTTAGTCAAAGTACGGTTTTCAATACTTTCACTTTTTATGAAAGTATGGTTTTCCGTACTTTCATTTTTTAGATAAAATATAGTAGAATTTCTATATCTTTTTTTTCTTTGTAAAAAATTTAATTCTTCAAGTTCTTTTAATGCTTCTGATATTCCATTTTTACTTTTAACATTTAAGTCTTCCATTAAATCTTCATATGAATAGATTATGTATACATTTTTTTCTTTATCTACCCATTTATGTTTTTTAGAAATTTTATATCTATCTAACATTAATACATAAATATCAAATGCCGTTAAACTTATTCCACCATTCCGCCTCAACCTAAAAAGGCTTTTAGGAACTTGGAAATAAGGTTCTTTTTCTTCCAAATTCCCCAAATCTTCCACCGCCTTTTTAAGAAATTTTCTTTTCTTTATCTACATTTGCTAAGATATCAAGTTTTGTTAAAATTTGGTGAATTTTTAACCGTCCTTTTTGAGTCCATTTTGTAGTTGGTATTGCTTTATCTGTTCCATCTTTTCTTTTCATTACTATAGTTTCAGACTTTGTATAGCCTTTATTCATATGTTCAGAGTATAGAAGCCATTGACCATTCACATTTCTTATAAATCTTTCATCATGTAATATTTTATTTAATCTAAGTCCTGATAGTCCATAATCTGCTGCAATCTGAGTTATTGTCATTGTATCCTTAGTAGAAAGAATCTTATCTACATACTCTTTTGCAGGTCTTAATTCTATTATCTGTTTATCTTTTTCTTTATTCTCTAATATTAATTTTTCATTTTCTTTTCTTGTTTTTCCATATTCAATTAGCATTTCTCCGACTTTCTCTGGACTTTTCATCATTAAATCAAAAACATTGTCTGTCATATACATTCCAGTTTTTCTAATACTTGGAAGTATATCCTCAAATACCCAATCTTTAATTTCCAAAGCTTCAGTTTTATTACTTGCAAAAATACAATCATATAATCCTGGTTCATTAATAAATGTCATTTTTATATTTTGAACTGCAAGTCCAGTATTTATGCCTACCTCTATTTCGTGTAGGTAGCTAGATTTTATTCTTTTCTTAACATTACTAGGATTCACTATCCCTAAAATATCACAGACATCTTTTAAACAGAACCAAACATTATTATTTTTATCTATAATTGTTCTTATTTTTCCAAACTTTTTGTTTTTAAAAATTTGTAATTCATTCATCTTTATTTCCTCCATCAATAACATCATCAATTATCTTCTTAATTTCTTTCATACCTATATATGCAGTTTCTAAACTTTCAAAATCTACAATGTCATATTCAAACCATAAATCAAGACTATACTTTTTCCCTTCCAAATAATGTTCCATATCTACTCTTGCATCAAGCCCATAAAAGTCATAGAATTGAAAAACTATTTCTCCTGCATCTAAGCTAAAATGTGTTAGCCCAAATATTTTATTTTCTTCTGAATAAAAGCTATCTAGTTCAACTTTATATTTTTCTAACTTTTTTACCCTATTAATAATTTCATTAAAATTCTTTTTATTTCCTATCTTTTCATATTCCTGCATTTCTTTTGAATAATTATTTTTTAAAAATTCCATATCTTCTTGATATTGTTTATCTATATCAGTCATTTATAACACTCCTTATATCTATGATAGAACTGAGCTAAAAATTTAGCCCAGCTCAATTAAATTATTGATTGTTTGGGAATAATCCCTCTACAACCTTATCCATATCTTTGTTATCAGTAGAATCTTTAATAACTTCTCCTGTTTCTCCATTGACAACCATTCCATCATCTAATACTATTATTTCTTCTGTCTCACCAGTTTTTTCATCAGCAACTTTGAATGTTTTTTCATCCTTATTTGCCATTTCCAAAAATTCCACAGAAACTGGTAACCATTTTAATAGCTTTTTAACTACTGTTTTTTGTGCCATTTCTTCAAAATTTTTATTCCATACATCATTTTTATATGATCCTTTTCTGTATTTTTCTTCATGTTTTACAACTTCATCTTTTGTCATATATTCAAATGCTTTAGCTCCATCTTTTAATATTGCTACTGCATAAAATCCTTTTATTTCTCCTCTATCAGTAAAATTTGGCTTGTGTACTAATGTTCTTGATAATCCATACTCAATGTTAAAGTCATCATTTTCATATACTGTATAACTGTATATATCAGACAATTGTCCACTTCTTCTTAATAATTCAATTAACCCTTTATAGCCTATTTGAAACTGGCATTCAACAGTTCCCATTCTTTTGTTTTCAAATGGGATAAGGTAACATTGCCCCAAAGTTCCAGGCTCTAGCCCAAGTTGAGCAGATACCATTAATGCCCCCAACAAGCTCTCTTGATTGCATTTCGCAAGTTTTGGATTTTGTCTTATAGTTGTAATAGCTATTCTTACAAATCTTTCGCTATTTATATGCTTTGGCAATGCTGTTGCAAATTGTTTTGCTCCTGCTTGTATTACATCAAATATTGTTTTTCCCTTTTTTTCTGCTACTGCTGTTGTTCCATTAGCTCCTGTTAAACTGTTCTTTGCTGTTGTACTCATTCTATCTACTCTCCTTTATTATCTAACCATTAAAAATTTTGATATTTTTTGATGTTTACTTTCCAATTCTTTATATTGTTCCATTAATTCTAAGTTTTCTTTTGCCATAGCCTCAAAATCAGGACTTTTCTTAGTTTGTATATTAAATTTTAATTTCCCAGCTACTCCTTTTTGAGTACCATTATTTATAAGTTCCAACATTATCTCTTCTTTTAATAGATCCTGTTCTTTCTTTAAAGAATTAATTTCTTTACCTAATTCCTTAACTTTTGCAGCTTTTTCTTCTAAATAATCAAACTCTATAACTTCATTATTTTCTATTTCTAATGCTTTTTGTTTTAAATAATTCATGTAAGCATCTGAACCATCTGGCATTGGTGGTATTTGCTTTAGAATGTTCTCTTTGTAAAATTCTGTTGCTTTTTCTCTTATAAGAGCGATATCTTCTTCACTTCTTTCTATCTTAAAGTCTTTGTAATGGTTTCCACCAATCAAAACTGCTATATATACAAACTTGTAACCTGTAAGCATTAAGTAATGCTGTACTTGTGCATAATAATATTGTGGAACTACATCTCCCTCCCAATCTTTATAGTTAAAAGCATTTGTAGTTTTTATCTCTAAAACTCCATGTTCTCCAGTATTTCTATCTTTTAGAACAGCATCTACATTAGCTATGAGAAAATCATCTACAACAGAGTAAGGGGCTTGGTATACATTAAATTCTCTATGCTTTTGAGCAAACACTTTCATTATTGTAGATTCGTGCATATGTCCCCAAAATGTAGCTTCGTTGCCCTCGAACTTAGATCCTTCCGTCTTGTCTATATAGACATCTATAATACTTTTATACTTATTAACTCCCAATATTGCACCTATGTCACTTCCACCAATTCTCTTTTCTCTTAGAGTGTGCCAATCATCGTCATTAGCATATTCATAAACTTCGTTATTAGTTTCTAAAGATTCTTTAAATTCTTCTTTAGATATTTCTATAACTTCTGCTTTAGCAGTTGCTATAAGCTCCTCTAACTCAGCTTTTTTTAATCTGCTATACCCAACTAACCCTAATCTTTTTGCCTCTTCTTTTAATTCCACTACTGTCATTTTTTATCACTCCTTGAATTTTTAAATTTTTTAATGTATAATTCAAGTAAATAGATTTTTACTATTTACTCTCAAAAACATCTAATGTCTTGCTTGGTCGGCTAAGTTAGATGTTTTTTTTATTTTTTCTTTTACTAATTCATTTGCCATTTCTTCTATAACTTCTTTAAAAGCTATTTTTACTACATCTTTTATAGCTTCTATATCTAATGCATTATTTCCTTTTATATGATTATCTAGAGCTATTTTTGGAATGTAATAACTCCAGTTTTTACCTTTTTTTATGCTAGAACATCCAGCGATTTTATTTGCTTTAATCTGTTCTCTTACTGCTTGCACAGTGCAACCCATTAACTGTGCTGCTTCTGCTACTGTGTATCCGTTCTTTTCCATACTTCATCTACCTTTCTCCCGCACTCTCTTTTAAAATAGGTTAATTAACCATTTAACCTTGTATTTAATTACATCTTTTATAGTAGCTTTTCTAAACATCATTTTCTCCCTCCCATAATTCCAATTGTTGAATAATAGCTAGAGCCCTTTTTAAGCTCAAACCTTTTAATTCATTCCTGTCCCAGTATTTTTCCAAAATTGTTCCTTTTAGCATTTTTCCCTCCTATCCTATTTTTTTCATGTTGTCTTTATTTAAAATATATGCACAATTTAACTCTGTATTTTTAAGTAATCTTCTTTCAAATTTACATAGATATTTTGCTATTTCTTTAAAGTTAAATGGTGCTTTAAATGTTAGTCCTACTCTATTTTTGTTATTGGCATCTACTATTACTATTTCTTTAACATCTGTATTTTCAAATAATTTTTTCAATCTCTTAACTTCAAAACTATGTTTATATCTCAATACTTCAGCTACTGTTTTTAATTCTTTCCTTTTTATTTCTCTTTCTAATAATGTTTGTAATTTTATTTTTTTCATTTTTCTCCTCCTTAATCTTCAAAAAAATAAATTCTTTCAGCTGTTTTGTTATCCCAACCTGCTTCTGTAATTGCTTTCATTCCTAAAATTCTGATAAAATAATTATCTAACCAGTCTATGTCTGCATCTAGTAAGTATCCCCATTCAGCTGCTCTTGAACAGCTTCCAGTATAGGAAAAATAAATACTTTTTTTCTTTTTTTCATTGTATTGTTCTATACTGTAAGTAGCTCTTTTTATTAAATCCTTATGTACTATTACTTTTTCCATATCGTCCATATTAATTTTTATTTCTTTGTGTATTCTCATATAAATCCTCCTTTATTTTAAGCAATCATCATTTTATAAACTTGATAAAGCATTTCTAATGCTCTATCTTTTAGTTCATGTTTACTTTTTTCCAGAATGGCATTATTCTTTTCATACCATTCTTTCGCTAAGCTTCTATCACATAAGTGTTTCCAGTCTACTCCTAGAAAGTCTAATTGTTGTCTATCTTTTAATTCTAATAAACCAAATATAATTCTTGCTTCGTGATTTCTGAAATATAAATCTTGCATATACCACACTCCTTTTATTACCTCTCTTGTGCTATAATTTAATAAAAATTATTTGTGAGGTGTTTATTGTGTTTAAATTTTTTAAAGAATACTATTTCCCGATTTTTCTTATTTTATTTTGTTTTTCTTTACCCTATTTGCCATATAATCGCTATATCTTATTGATTATTTCACTATCTTTTTTTATTTTTCTTTCTTTTGTAATTAATGAATATTTATCTAGCATAATTCCAGAAATGTTACATAAAATTACTAATTTTTTTAATAAACAAAATCCTTTTTTACTTAATCTTTTATTTGCTTTATCATCTATTATTGTTTGGAACTTTTCTTTATATATTCCAGATAAAATTTTTAATATTTTCACTGCTGCATTAATCTTTATACCTAATTTCTTATGTAGAAATAATAGGGTAAATGAAGTTTTTAAAATACTCCTTATTTATGCAGCATTACAAATTTTAGAATACTTTAAATTAAATAACCTTATTCCTGGAACAAATAAATATTATTCATTAATATCTAATGTAAATACAGTAAACATTAATACGATTTTTATTAGTATCTTTGAAGCTGTTCTATATACAAAATTTTATTTCTTTTCTTTAAAGATATTAGATGAATGTATAAATACTACTTATAAAGATAAAGTGCATAAAGAAGAAGAATACCCAAACTAATAAAATTGATAATGTATTTTCTTTTAGCTTTTTCCTTACATTCTGAAACATAACCTAAACTTGTTATAATTATTAAAGTTATAAAAAGTCCTATATCTTCCACCCCCTTATTTTGTAATATAATCATCTCCAAGGAGGTGATTATTATGAAAAAAGATATTGATTTTGATAAAATCTCAGAAGAAGTCTTAGCTGAATTTTTGGCTTCCATAAAAACAGATACTGAAGAAGCTAAAATACAAATAGAGAGTATAGCTATGATTTCTTCTGAGATTTGTTCTTTAATGTTTCCAAAGTATCATCAAGAGCTTTTGAAAGATTAAGTCTTCTTAATTTTTCTTTCTCTTCAATTTTCAACTCTAAACTATATACAGTAGTTTGGAGTTGTTTTTTTATTTGTTTTCTTATATATCTTTTATATTTTCTTGATTTTTGTTTCATAGCCCTCCTTTCTTTTTTATTTTTTCTAAACTTTAAGTGTAGTTAATTCTTAAAAAAAATTTCTTCTACAGATTTTTTATAATACTTTGCTATTTTCCTTTTAGTTTCATCTCTTGGTATTCTATAGTCATTTTCATAATTAGATAGAGCTGAAATAGTTATTCCAATAGCTTTTGCAACATCTTTCGATTTTTTTTCACCCCTTAATTTTTTTAATTTCTCTCCTATACTCATTAATTTCACCTCCAAACACAACTTTAAGTGTAGTTAATTCTTAAAAAAATAAAATATTTTTTCTACACATCAAGTGTATCACAACTCAAAAATTTTGTCAACACCTTTTGTGTAAAAATATTCTTGACTTTTTACACGTATTGTATATAATAATATTATGAGGTGATTTATATGGCTGAAATCAAAGATAGAATTGTAAGTTTAAGAAATGAAAAAAATATAACGCAAAGTCAATTAGCAGAAGAATTAAACATATCTCCTAGTGCAATAGGGATGTATGAACAAGGTAGAAGAAAACCAAGTTATGAATTATTAGAAGAAATATGTGATTATTTCAATGTTGATATGGACTACTTAATGGGAAGAAGTGATATTAAAAATAGATACCAAGCTGGTTTAAAATATGACTGGGAAAATAAAAAAGAAGAAAAATCAAATTTGAATATAGATACTATAAATACTGATTATATAATGATACCACTATATGAAAGTATTTCAGCAGGATATGGAGCTAGTAATTCTGAATTTATAGAAATGATTCCAGTTTTTGGATTAAAGAAAAATGGAACAACATATTTTGCTGTAAAAGTTGAAGGAGATAGTATGGAGCCTAAAATTCCAAATGGATCAACTATCATAATCAAAAAAGATATAGCTATAGAAAACGGAGAAATAGGAGCTTTTTGTTTAAATGATGAAAATTTTGTTAAGCAGAAAAAATTAATAAAAGATAAACTTGTTCTTCATTCTTTCAACCTAGCATATGATGATAAGTTGGTTGGTGAGTATGATGAGTTTAAAGAATATGGTAAAGTTGTTAAAGTTATGATTGATTTATAAAAATAAAAAAAAAGGGAGAGGGGTTATTATGCTTTATGCAGTTATTATCATACTTATACTTATAATTATAGGTATAAGTGGAAACTTAGAAAATGAAAAGAAAAAATTAAAACAAAGTTATGAAGAGCAAATTTCAAGAAATAGGGAGGTTAATCTAAACTTAGAGAAAAAAATATCTCATCTTAAAAATTTTAATTCTGATCTGGAAAAAAATATAAAAAATTTAAAATCTGAAACTTTTGATTTAAATTCAAAGATACATTCTTTAAAAATTAAAATAAATCAAAGCTTAAATCCAGATGAAATTATGATTGAAAAATTAAAAGATGAAATTAAATTTTTAAAAGAAGATAAAGAAAATATAGAACAATATATTCAATCATATAAAAATACATACTTAGATATAGAAGAAAAAAAACTTATAATTGAGAAACTGGAAAAACAAGAAGAAACTCAAAATAGAAAAATTAAAAAATTAAAAGAAATTTTTAAAAGTATCCAAAATTCTATAGATAGTTTTCATAATAATGGATATATAGCAAATAACTTAAATAATGAAATTATTTCTATTTTTCCAAATACAGAATTAAAATTGCATTATATGGATGTAAAAGAATTAAATAAATTATTCAGAGAAAATCAAAAAGATATACAAAAAGTTTTAGATGCCTATGAAAACAGATATACAACAAAAGCTAATAAGAATATATATCATTTAATGGTTGTTGCATTACAAGCTGAATTGCAAAATGTTTTATATAATTTGAAATTTGAAAAATTAGAAAAAGGTATTGAAGATATAAAAGCGATTACTCAAAAATATTTAAAACTTGCTGAAACTGGAAACCAAACAATAGTTAATACCTTAATTAATTTCATCGGACAAATTGAATACTTATTTATTAATGCTGTAAAAATTGAATATAATTACTATGTAAAAAAGGAGCAAGCAAGACAGGAACAACTTGCAATTAAACAACAAATGCGAGAAGAAGCTGAAGAAAGAAGATTATTAAAACTTCAACAAGAAAAGATAGAGTCTGAGGAATTAAAGTATAAACAAGAACTTGAGAGAACAAAAAATTTATTAAAAGACACAAATAATAATGAAGAAATTGAACAATTGAATAAAAGAATTTTAGAATTGCAAGCTCAATTGTCTGATGTAGTTATAAAAAAAGATGAAATAATCAATTTACAAAATGGAAAAGCTGGAAATGTATACATTATAAGTAATTTAGGTTCTTTTGGAGCTAATATTTTTAAAATAGGTATGACAAGAAGAATTGACCCCCAAGAAAGAGTAAATGAGCTTGGAAGTGCTTCTGTACCATTTAAATTTGATGTTCATAGTTTTATTTTTTCAGAAGATGCTGTCAATTTAGAAAATAAATTGCATCAAGCCTTGAATAATAAAAGAGTTAACAAAGTTAATTTAAGAAAAGAATTTTTTTATTGTAACATTGATGAATTAGAAGAGTTAGTTTATAGTATTGATCCAACTGCTGAATTTAATAAAACAATGTTAGCAGAAGAATACAACCAATCTTTATCTACAAATGAGAATTATATTGTTAATCAGAATTTTGAGGATGATTTGGCTGAAGATGAATTAAATGATTAAAATAAAAAAGGGAGAGATTTTGATGAAGAAAAAAATATTTATGTTATTTACTTTAGTTAGTTTACTAGCTTTTGCACATCCCGGAAGAACTGATGCAAGTGGAGGACATTATGATAGAAAAAATGGAACCTATCACTATCATCATGGTTATTCTGCTCACAGTCATCCGAATGGTGTCTGTCCTTATGAAAGTCCAAAATCTACAAAAAATAGTACTAAAACAATGTCTAAAGCAGAAATTAAAAAGAACTTAGCTACTCTTGGTTATACTGGGAAAAATGCTATTGCAGAGTTTCAAAGAGATAACGGACTTACTGCAGATGGAGTTGCAGGAAAAAAGACTATTAATAAGATTAGAGAAAAATTAGGAAACAATTAATAAAAAAAATACCCCAGCAGTGCATTGCGACTGCACTATAGGGGTTAAAAAGAGTGTGACCTCTTTTTTGTTTCGCCACAACAATTATAGCACACTCTTAGTTTTTATGCAATTTTAAAAGGAGTGTGATTTTTTTATGAGGAGAGAAAATGGATCAGGTACAATTTATAAAATTAAAGATAGAAAGCTTAGAAAGCCATTTAAAGTTATAGTTGTAACTGGCTATAGTTTGAATACAGGGAATCCCATTCGTAAGGTCCTAGGATACTATGCCAAAGCTTCTGAGGCTAATGAAGCTTTGGCTAACTATGTAAAGAATAAAGATACTTATGATTTGAAAAGATTAACAGTAAAAGATATATTTGAGAGATGGTGGGCTATTCATGAGCCAAAAATAAAACCAAATACAATAGAGCATTATCAAGTATCTTACAATAGATATATTTCAAAAATAAAAGATAGAGTTTTTTCAGAATTAAAAACAATAGATCTTCAAGATTTTTTTGATAAAGAAATCAGAACTTGGTCATCTCAATATCATGCAAAAGTGGTATTAAGAGGCATGTATAAATATGCTCTGAAGTATGAAATAGTTGACAAAGACTATTCTGCATTAGTAGAGTTAATAAAAAGAGAAAGAGTTATCACTAGAAAAATATTTACAGAAAATGAGAGGGAAATATTGTTTAATTTAGATAATAAAATATGTAAAGTACTATGTGTTTTAATATACACAGGATTAAGAATAGAGGAGTTCTTATCTTTAAGAAGAGAAGATATTGAAAATAATTTTATCTTTTTAAAACAATCAAAAACATCAGCAGGAGTTAGAGCTATCCCAATTCACAATAAAATAAGAAATATTGTAGATTCATTTCTGAATGAGAATATGGAATTTCTATTTACTTGGAAAGGGATGAATAAAAAAGCTAACTATGACACATTTAGAATGAATTTTAAAAAAGTTATGGATGAGTTAAGAATGGAGCATACAATTCATGACACTCGTCATACTTTTGCAAGTATGTTAAATAAAGCTGGTGCAAATGATGTAGTAATATCAAATTTAGCAGGACATGAAGATAAAGAATTCACTAAGAAAATTTATACTCATACTGAGTTGGATGAATTGGAACAAGCAATAAAACTTTTACAATAAAATAACACCACAATCATATCTACTGAAATGAAAATAGTGGTGTAAATTGTGGTGTACATAGAATTATAATTTTATAGTTTTTCACGGGTTTAGCAACTTTTTTAAAACTCTAAAAAGTACATTAAAAAGCTAATTTATAGATGATTTGCATTAATTTAACTTAGAAAATCAATGTAATAATAAATGGTGTTGATAGAAGAAATTTCTATCAATACCATTTTTTAATAAAAAAAGTTGAGACAATAAAATTTCCCT